AACACAAACAGCAGAACTAATGTCTCAGGGACATCTTGCAACCTTAGATATTAATTGTATTGTGTTAAAACATAATCCACAGAAGTTTGAAGTATTTGAAGATGAAGTACAGTATATCATAAACCATGATAAAAGAAATAACTTTATAAAAAATCTTGCTGTAGATTTAAAAGGTAATACTCTTGTTTTATTTCAACGAGTAGAATCTCATGGAGCAGTATTGCATGACCTAATAAATAGTAATACGGGAGATGATAGAAAGGTATTCTTTATTCATGGTGGTGTACATACATCTGAACGAGAACTTGTAAGGGAAATAACCGAAAAAGAAGATAATGCTATTATTGTCGCTTCTTATGGAACTTTTTCTACTGGTATTAACATTAAGAACCTCCATAATGTTATCTTTGCATCACCCAGTAAGTCACGAATTAGAAATCTTCAATCAATTGGAAGAGTACTTAGAAAAGGAAAAAATAAAACTAAAGCCGTCCTCTACGACATCTCTGATGATTGTACATATGGATCAAGGAAAAACTATACTTTAAATCACTTGATAGAAAGAATTAAAATATACAATGAAGAGGATTTTAATTATGAGATAACAACAATCAACCTTAAGGAATAATTTATGGAAGAAGAATTTTATGCATCAATCAAACTTGTAAGTGGAGAAGAATTATTTGGAATCGTAAATACAATTGAAAAAGATGGAAAATATTTGTTACTAAGTAATCCTGTAATTGTTACTCCTATGTTTTCTCAGAAGAGAGAAGTAAATGGATACAAAGTAGAACCTTGGTTAAAGACATCATCTGATGATATGTTTTTACTTAGTATGGATAAAGTTATTACTATCTCTGAATCTGAAAATGAACAAATCATTATTATCTATGAGACGTTCCTTAAAGACACAAATGATGATCGTGGACAACTAAAACTCTCAGGAAAGATGGGATATGTAGGAAGTATTAATGAAGCAAAGAAACTCTTGGAAAGGCTTTATAAGAAGAGTTAAAGCTAATAAATTACTTATTAACCTCCACAAAGGTAATTGTATCGTTATATGAGAACCTTGTCAAGTTAGGTTTCTAATGTTATAATATCTACATATACAAGATAACAATATGGCTATTACTCCAAACATGACTCCTAGAAAAAAAAGATCAGAACATTACGTTAACAACAAAGAGTTTCTCGCAGCACTCATTGACTATCGAACTAATGTCGAAGTCTCTTACATGAAACTTTATAAAGAAGATCTAACATTATTAGATAAGTCTGAAAGAGCAAAACGATGGGAAGGTAAGCCACCCATTCCAAGATATGTTGGGGAGTGTTTCTTGAAGATTGCAAATCATCTATCATTCAAACCAAACTTCGTCAACTACATGTTCAAAGAGGACATGATCTCTGACGGAATTGAGAACTGTGTTCAGTACATACACAACTTTAACCCAGAGAAATCCCAGAATCCCTTTGCGTATTTCACTCAGATTATTCATTACGCTTTTCTGCGTCGTATTCAAAAAGAAAAACGTCAGTTAGAAGTTAAGAATAAAATTCTTGAGAGAACAGGATTTGAGCAAGTCTTTGAAGACAACTCTCTTGACGGATCTAACTACTCTGATTACAATAGTATCAAAGACGCTATTCATTCTAAATTAAGATATTAGTATGATACTAATAGATCCTGACTTAATTCATCCTGTTGTCTGTGAAGAACTTATCAATATATTTGAAAAAAATCGTCATATTCAACAAAGTTATAATGGATCAATAATAATGAATCTGACTAATATTGAAGGTAATGATTTTATAACTGCAAAAAAAGCAGCAACCATTATTGAAAGATCTTTAAGTCAAACTTTTGGATTAGTCTTCATTGAATATGCACAATTTGTTTTGTGGAGACCTGGAGCTGGTATGGATTTACACTATGATACTGGAAGATCATCTACTGAACTTGTATCAATAACAAATCTAAATGATAATTATGCTGGCGGTGAAACATATATCAAACAAGAAAATATAACAATTGTACCTAAAACTGGAAAGACAATCGCCTTCGATGGAATGAAGTACATGCATCAAGTTAATGATGTCATTTCTAATTGTAGATATACTCTGATAATGTGGTATACTAGAGACATATCACAAGCGATTACCACTGATTTTAATTTGTAATGAAAGTAGCAATTATCACTGATCAGCATTTTGGTGCTCGTAAAAACTCTAAGTTATTTCATGACTATTTCCTGAAGTTCTATAATGACGTGTTCTTTCCTTATTTGGAAGAGCACGGAATTACTACGGTTATTGATATGGGAGACACTTTCGACTCCCGTAAAGGTATTGATTTTTCTGCTCTAGCGTGGGCAAAAAACAATTATTATGATAGACTGAAAGCAATGGGTATACGAGTACACACCATTGTTGGTAATCATACTGCTTATTACAAAAATACAAATGATGTTAATGCAGTAGACCTTTTACTTAGAGAGTATGATAATGTAACAGTTTATTCGGAACCTACTGAAGAAACTGTTGGTGGATTACCCATTCTTTTTATACCATGGATTAATGAAGAAAATGAAGAATCTACTCTCAAATATATTCAAAATACAAGTTGCAACTGCGCGATGGGGCACCTTGAGCTCAAAGGATTTGCTCCTTATAAAGGATTCGTCATGGAGCATGGTTATGCAAGCGAGTTATTTGAGAAGTTCACCCATGTCTTCAGCGGTCACTATCACACTAGATCGAATAATGGACGGGTCTATTACTTGGGAAACCCATACGAAATGTTCTGGAACGATGTTGGTGATCGGAGAGGATTCGCCATCTTTGATACAGAAACTCTTGAACATTTTCATGTAGACAATCCATATAGACTTTTTTACAAAATATACTATGATGATACTCCTTATCAAACTTTTGATGCTCGCGAGTATGAAAACAAACTTATTAAAGTTATTGTAAAAAAGAAAACAGATTCTAAAAAATTTGAAAAGTTTATTGATAAACTTTATGATGCTGGAGTTTCTGATTTAAAAGTAATTGAAAACTTTGACTATAATAATGGGTATCTTGAGAGCGAAGATTCTGAAGTTGAATCTGAGGACACACTATCAATCCTCAATAAACATATTGAAGAATCCGAAATTGATCTGGATAAAACTATGGTCAAGAAAATAATATCTGAGATATATAGAGAAGCTTGTGAACTTGTGTAATGTTTATACTTACAGTAAAGGATCGCGAAGATGATGGAGCTTATTCTGTAGCTAATGAGCGAGGCGTTAAAGTACTGTATATTTTTGAAGAAGAGGATGATGCTACTAGATTTTCTATAATGCTAGAAGATACTAACTATCCTGAAATGAATGTTATGGAAGTCGATGATGAACTTTTACTTTTTACTTGTGATCAAAATGAATATAATTACGCTATAATAACTAAAAATGATCTTGTTATTCCTCCTCTATTAGAAAATGATACTGTTTGAAACTATTCGTTGGAAAAACTTTCTCTCTACTGGAAATCAGTTTACAGAAATAAAATTAGATAAAAACCAGACTACATTAATCATTGGTAATAATGGAGCAGGAAAAAGCACAATTCTTGATGCACTCTGCTTTTCTCTTTTTGGTAAACCTTTCCGTAAAATTAATAAACCTCAACTTATAAACTCTACAAATGAAAAGGATTGTATTGTTGAAATAGAATTTAAAATTGGTAATACTAACTGGAAAATTTGTAGAGGAATCAAACCCGCATTATTTGAGATCTATAGAAACGATACTAAGTTAGATCAATCATCTTCCGCTAATGATCAGCAGAAGTGGCTTGAACAGACTATTTTAAAAATGAACTATAAGTCTTTCACACAGATTGTAATTCTTGGTAGTAGTAACTTTGTCCCTTTCATGCAGTTATCTTCTGCAAACAGGAGAGAAGTTATTGAAGACCTTCTTGATATTAAGATCTTTACCTCAATGAATAATCTTATTAAAGATAAGATTCGTCGGTCAAAGGAAGATATTCGTGTGTATGAACTCAAAAAAGATTCTCTTACTGATAAGTTAAAAATGCAAGAGAATTTTATTGATGAACTGGAGAATCGTGCTAAGCAAAATGTTGTAGATAAAGAAACAAAAATTGGACAACTCCTTGTAGAAGAAAATAATTGGATGGGAGATAATGAATCAAAGAATCGTGAATTGATTGATCTCCAAAAGAAAACCGAAAATTATTCTGGAGCTAAAGAAAAACTTCGTACACTTGGTAATCTAAAAGGTAAGATTTCTAACAAAGTATCAACTATTACTAAGGAACATAAATTTTTTACAGAGCATACGGTATGCCCAACATGTGACCAAGATATTGAAGAGACCTTCAGAATAAATAAAATTGATGAGGCTCAAGATAAAGCAAAAGAATTGCAATCTGGTTATAAACAACTAGAAGAAGCAATTAAAGAAGAAGAAAATCGAGAGCATCATTTCACTAATTTATCGAAGGAGATTACTTCCCTAGCACATGGCATTTCTCAAAACAATATTAAGATCGCTGGATGTCAACGACAAGTCAGGGATCTGGAATCGGAAATTCAAAGAGTTACCGACCAACTTGCAAATAGAACTGCTGAAAATGAAAAACTAGAATCCTTCAAAGAAAAACTTAATATTACCTACGACGAGCTCGCACAAAGAAGAGACTCTAATAGTCATTACGATTTTGCGTATGGACTTTTAAAAGACGGCGGGGTTAAATCTCAAATTATTAAGAAGTATCTACCGCTGATAAATCAGCAAGTAAACCGTTATCTGCAGATGATGGACTTCTACATTAACTTTACTCTAGATGAAGAGTTTAATGAAACCGTCCAGTCTCCTATTCATGAAGACTTCTCCTATAGTTCTTTTAGTGAAGGTGAAAAGCAAAGAATTGATCTTGCACTACTATTCACTTGGAGAGAAGTAGCAAAGTTTAAAAACTCTACAAGTACTAATTTACTAATCATGGATGAGGTATTCGATTCATCTCTTGATGGATTTGGTACAGAAGAATTTCTTAAAATTATTAGATACGTTATCAAAGATTCTAATATCTTTATTATATCTCATAAAGAGTCCTTGCATGATAAATTTCATGAGACTATTCGATTTGAAAAAGTTAAAAACTTCTCATATAAACAATGACAATATTAGTTCCTATGTGTGGACTTCCAAGATCAGGATCTACTCTTTTAATAAATTTAGTTAGTCAGCATCCTGATGTTTATGGATCTCCAGATTCTTTACTATCTACTATGATACTGGGTATGCAAGAAACTCTTAATGGGAATATTAATAATTCTCAGTTCAATTCTGATACTTCATATGATCTTTTTTATAATTTTTGCAGAGACGGTGCTTATTCTTGGATGAACACTTTATCCAATAAAAAATTTTTTTTAGATAAGTGTAGAGCATGGAATGAACTTATAGATATAGTTAAAAATGCTTTTACTGGAACAAAATTTATTATTTGTATAAGAGACTTAAGAGGAGTGTATGGATCTCTTTTAAAGATTGAAAAGAAAACGCCTCTGAGCTATAATGACGAATATCTTTTTGGAGAACAAGATTATGATTATAGAGAAACAAATATTGAAGAGGTAAAAGTTGACGCGGTTTTTTCTAATCAAATGATTAGAAGAAACTTAATTCTTATTAAAGAGTTATTAGATTGTAATAAGTTAGATGAAAATTTTCTTTTTGTTAGGTATGAAGATCTCATAGAAAATCCTTATCGGGAGCTTTCAATCATATATGACTTTATTGGTGCATCTCCCTTTAAAAATAATTTTGAAGATATACAGCAGATACCTTTTCATGATGCTATGTTCTTGCCTTATGGTAGACATAAGATAAATTCAAAATTAGAAAATAGAGATCCTTGGAAATTTAATATATGTCCAACAGCAGAAGATAAAATACTAGGAGAAAATTTTTGGTATTATGAAGAATTTTATCCAGAATTACTTACATCATAATAAATAAATAAAAAATCTATGGAAAATTTCCATCTTGATAATTCTGATTGGTATGATAGATTGATTAATAAAACACTGGACGAGTACCATGACGATACCGAACTGGCAGCACAACTCTGGGAAAAAGCAGAAAAGAAAATTAAAACCTCAGGCACTTCGTCAAGCGAAAGCAAGACTAAGACAGTTTAAAAAGAGTCACATGACCTCGCCCAAAAGGCGGGGTTCTTTTGTATACTACGTTCATACGCATCAAAGCAATGTCTGTTTCTCAGGAAATCAAGTCTCAACTAGCAAAGTTGCTTGCAACTGAGGATCTGGTTGTAGAGCACCGTAAGGTTAACACAGCTCAGTTCAATGTTCATACGCGAGTTTTGACTCTGCCTGTTTGGGATAAGGCATCTGGAGTTGTCTACGATCTCTTGGTCGGTCATGAAGTTGGACATGCCCTATTTACTCCTGATGTAGATTGGAGTATTGATTATAAAATTTCACCTAGTGTTGTAAATATCGTAGAAGATGTCCGTATTGAGAAGTTGATGAAGCGTAAATATCCCGGTCTTTCTAAGACTTTCTATCGTGGATATTCTGAACTTTCTGAAGAAGATTTTTTTGATATTGCGGATGAAAATATTGGTGAGATGAATCTTGCCGATCGAGTAAATCTTTACTACAAGATTGGTAATCATGCTAGTATTCCTTTCAAAGAAGATGAGGTTTCTATTGTACGTGTGATTGGTGATTGTGAAACTTTTTCTGATACGTTGATTGCTGCTGAAAAATTATATAACTTCTGTAAGAAAGAACAAGAGAGCCAAGATGTCTCTTTGAATGGTAATGAAAATTCTTCAGAATCTCAAGATCAAGGAGATTCTACTGATCAAACTCCTTCTGATGAAGGTGAATTTTCTTCTGAAGATTTTTCTGAAGAATCTATGCAGTATGATGAACAAAGTGAAGTTGCCTCTCAAGATTCTGGGATATCTGGTGGAGAAATTTCTGGTGAGATTCAATCTAAGACTGCAGATGCTCTTGAAGAAAATTTACAGGATCTTGTTTCTACAATGGGAGAAGATAATGTCTATGTTGAAATTCCAAAACTAAATTTAAATACTGTAGTTGCTGATGTTCATGAAGTATATGAATATGCGACTAATTGGTTTCAAGATCATATCGATAAATTTAACGAAGATAATAAGGAGTTCTTTGATATTTACAAAGATGAAGATCAAAATTATTTAAAGTTTAAAAAACAGGCACAGAAAGAAGTCAA